GAGCCGCTGCTGTGGCTGGGCACGGGGCTCGAGGCCGCGGGTGGCGTCCTGATGTTTACGGGCAGCCGCGCCAGTCCCAGCATTGGGTGGAGCGGTCACGCCGTGCGCGCCGGCGTGCGCGTGCGCTTTTGAACCCCGGACCGGAGGCCCGTCCGCTGGGCCGCGCGTTCAGCCTCGGGCGCGCGGATGCGACGGCCTCCGGTCCCCGGCCGCAATTCGGATGATCGCATGACGACGGACCAGCTGAAAGCGTTCTTGATGCGCGGACTCGCCGCGCAGCTCGCAGTGGACCACTTGCTACAGGAGGAACCCATGACGACACCTTCGACCAAACCAGACACCAAACCCGGCGAGCGCGTGGGGCAGGTGCTGAGCCGCGTGCCCCGGACGTATGTCGTCCGCTACGAGGACGGCCACGAGCGCGAGATCACGGGCGCCGGCTATCAGGTCGCTGGCGAGCTGCTCGAGTTCCTGGACCACGACAACCAGGTGCGCGCGACGTTCCGCAAGTGGGCCTCGGTGGTATCCAAGCTGCACGACAGCGAACACCCGGAACGCGGCTCAGACGTGGCGTGATGACGCGCGTGGTGATGTTCTCGGGCGGCATTGGCAGCTGGGCCGCGGCCAAGCGCGTGGTGGCGCAGCACGGGCCTGCAGCGACCGTGCTGCTCTTCACCGACACGCGCATGGAAGATGAGGACCTGTATCGGTTCCTCACGGAAGCCGCGGCCAACGTCGGCGCCCAGCTGGTGACACTTGCGGACGGCCGCGACCCGTGGCAGGTGTTCGCCGACAAGCGCTTTCTGGGAAACACGCGCGTGGACCCGTGCTCGCGGATTCTGAAACGGGAGCAGGCGACGGCCTGGCTTGAGGCGAACTGCGACCCGGCGTCCACCGTGGTGTCGGTGGGCATCGACTGGACGGAAGTGCATCGCTTTGTGCGGCTGCGCGATCGGTATGCCGCGCTTGGCTGGTCCTACGATGCGCCCTTGTGCGATGCGCCTTATCTCAGCAAGCCGCAGCTGCTCGCGTGGGCGCGCGCGGAGCAGCTGCGCCCGCCCCGGCTGTACGCGCTGGGGTTCGCTCATAACAACTGCGGCGGCTTCTGCATCAAGGCTGGCCACGGGCACTTCGCGCGGCTGCTGCGCGAGCTGCCGGAACGCTTCGCGTATCACGAGCACAAGGAGGAGCAGCTGCGCGCCGTGCTCGGCAACGTCTCCATTCTTGCGGACCATACGCCCACCGGCAAGCGACCGCTGACGCTGCGCACGTTTCGTGAGCGCGTCGAAAGCGGCCTGCAGCCGGACTTGTTCGACATTGGCGGCTGTGGCTGCTATGTCGATGCGCTGGAAGAACCGGAAGTGGACGTCGCGTGAATGCCGACGCCTGGCGAGCTGCTGCAGCACTATCTCGAGCTGGCGCTGATCGAAGCCGGCGCCGGCGGCATGGTACGCAATCGCGATGTGCAGGCGGAACTGCGGGAGCTGGCGGCCGCGCTCGATCGGCTGGACGCCCTCGAGCAGCGACTGGCTGCGCTCGAGCGGAAGCCATGACAATCTTCGAACACCACTTGTGGCCCACGTTGCTGCGGCACTTGTACATCCGCAGCGGTCGTCATGGCGTGAACGGGCCGCGGCATCGCATTGAAGTGCAGCAGGATGCGCCGCTCGCCGTGTTTGGGATTCGCGTGCCCTGCGCGTACTGCGGCCGGGAGATTCAGCCCGTGCGCCGCGACGCGCGCGGCGCCTGGACGTTGAACGTGTCCTGTCCGCTCACGGTCGATGTGAAGTGCGCCCGGATGCCGGCGTCCACGGCACTGGCGTCAGCAATTCGTGAGGCCATGCAGCACCGTCACACCGGCGAGCTGCGATTGTTTTAGATGCACGTTGACCGCGACCTTGTCGTCGAAGCGCTGGTGCTGCTGCACCGGCTCGAGCGCATTGGGCAGGCGCTGGACGTGCTGCTGGACCGCGGCATGGACGCGCGGCCGCCAGTCAGCTGGCTGTCCCGCGAAACCACGCGCGTGCGCGTCGCGCTCGAGGACCAGCTCGCCGCGGCGCCGCCGGATTAAGGGAGGCCACGCAGATGGAGGCCATGCAGCAGAAGCACGCCGTGGGCCTGCGCTTGTTTCAGGCGCTCGACTCGCAGGCCACGGCCCTCGAGGCGACGACCGGCGACATGCTGGACGTGGCCGCTGTCATCCTCGCGCACTACATGCTGCAGATGCGCGACGAACTGGGGCAGCGCCACTATGACCCGGACTCCGCGGACTTCTGGTGCTGGGAAGCGTTGAAGGATCGCGCACGCATGATGGCGCTCTATCTTGAGAACGGAACCGTGCAGTGATTCCCCGGCAGTACAACGAGCCGCTGCCCGAACGGGACGACTGGATCGGGTCCAGTGACACCAAACCACGGGGCGCGCGCCAGCTGGTTGCGACGGCGTGGCCCACTGTGTTTGAAGTCAACGCCACGCTGGCGGCCGCGCGCTTGAGCACGGGGCTGCAGATCCTCAAGGGCGAGGGCCGATACTTCGGCCTGGAATACACCCGGCCCGAAGAGTTCAGAGCGCGGCGCTGGAGTGTGGCCGACCGGCGCCGCTGGTTGAAGAAGCATGGGATTGTGGTGGACTGGTGAGGCGATGCCCTATTGCCTGCGGCCGCAGTGCCCCGCGATTGTCAGCCGCGGCTACTGCGCTGCGCACCGGGCAATGGCGCGGCCGTTCGGTCACAGGCGCGCGCAAGGTTACACGCGACGCTGGGACCAGCGCGCGGCTGCGTTCCGCAAGCGCTATCCGTTGTGCGGCCAGCGTCCAGGTGGGCAGCGTCCAGTCATGAGCGAGTGTTACGACCGCGGCATCGTGACTGTAGCCGCGCAGGTGGATCATGTAGTGCCGCACCGCGGCGACCAAGGGCTCTTCTGGGACGAAGCAAACAACTGGCAGAGCCTGTGCCGCAGCTGCGGCGCGCGCAAGACGCGGAAAGGGTTGTGACCCATGCAACTCTGTGTTTTTTGTCAAGGCGATCCGACCGAGCCCGATCACTGGCGGCACTGCGTCTGCGGCGGTAGACAGGAGCCGCCGCCCGATCCGCGACCGTGCGACTTCTGCGGCGGCGATCCGACCGAGCCCAATCACGCGCTGCACTGCGACGGGCAGCAAGGCCGGGTCGATGCGGACGAGGACCACGGCGAGGAGGACTCGGCGCCCTATGAAGTCATCACGTCGCCGCGGGAGACGTCCATCGAAGCCTTCTATCAAGCGATTGATTCGGGCGTCATCGCGACCCGGCAAGCGCAGATCTGGGTCGGGCTGCACGCGCTGGGTGTAGGCCACACGTCCAATGAAGTGTTCGAGTACTTGAAAGAAGTGCTGCACTTCAACCTGCGATACGACTCCAATACACGAGCGCGCTTTACCGAGCTGCGTGACCTCGGGTTAATCCGGGAAGTCGGAGAGCGAGCGTGCCGCGTGACGGGTCGGACCTGCATCACATGGGCCGTAGTGCTGCCGTCCGAGTATGCAGGCGAGGCCATCGTGGAGCGCTGCCCAACGTGCCACCAAATCGTGGCGCGCGTGGTTCCCGTGCTGGTGGGCAAGGCCTGATGGCTGCCACTTGCAGCGGCTCAGTGGGTGAGCGCATCCCCAAGTGCGCCGCTCACGTCGTATTCCGGGAAGTGGAGCGGCACGTTGGCCACTCGGTCCGCTGCGTCCGGGAGACAACAGGGAACGTCGCAGGCTACGTGGTGGACACTATCGTGCTGCGCTGCGAGGACTGCGGCGAGGCGCTCCTCGAGGGCACGCAGCGCATCAGGAAGGCATCGCAGCGATGATGACGCGCAGCCGGCGCCCGGACCCACCAGGCCAGCCAGGTGAACCAGGCAAACCACCCAGCCAACCCGGACCAGGCCAACCAGGTGGGCCAGCTCCCCAGCCAGGCCAACCAGGTGGACCAGGCCGACCGTCACCCGGCCTGCAGCTCACGGGCGCTGCGCTCGAGGAGTTCATCGCGCGCGGATGGCTCAAGCTGATCGCTGCCGGCCAACTGACAGACCGGGGGGCGGTCGAAAAGTCGGAGCAGACCTCGAGACGGGCAACGACCCGTGGAAGCGCGCATTTTCGCGGAAAATGAAACGGTTTTCCGTGGCTGGCAATTCGAATAGTGGCCGTCGCCCTCAACCAACGAAGCTGCGCGTGCTGCGTGGGAACCCCGGACGACGTCCAGTCAACCCGCACGAGCCCCAGCCGCCACCTGTCGGTGACGAGTTCGAGACTCCACCCGCGGAAGTCGCGACCGACCTGTTAGCTGCTGCTGAATGGCGCCGCGTCATTCCGATCTTGCGCGCGTGCGGACTGGCGAGTCAGGCCGAGCGCTCCGCGCTGGTCGCACTCTGCCAGCAGTGGAGTCGCTACCTCGAGGCGCAGGGCAAAGTGCGCGAGCTGGGCATGATCGTTCGCAAGCCGAGCGGCGTGCCCATGATCAACCCGTATCTGGCCGTGGCGGATCGCGCGCTGGCCCACTGCGGAAAACTCTGGGGCGAACTGGGACTGACGCCCAGCGGCCGCGCGCGGCTCAGTGCGCTGCCGCAGGTGGAACCGAAAGAGGTGAGTAAATGGGCCGGGCTGTTTTGAAAAAGTCCTCGAGGAAGAACGCGACGAAACGGCGCGCGCCGCTCGAGCCGCGGCGGCTGCGCACGCCACGCACGCTGCACGACCTGGCGCCCGACCCGAACAATCGCCGCGTGCATCCGGCGCGCAACGTCCAGATGATCCGCAACTCGCTCGAGTCAGTCGGCGCTGCTCGATCGATTGTGATCGACGAGCGCAACGAAGTGCTGGCGGGCAGCGGCGTGCTGCAGGCCGCGACGGCGGCCGGCATGACGAAGCTGCAGATCATCGACACGGACGGCGACACGCTCGTGGCCGTGCGCCGGATCGGCTTGACGAAGAACCAGAAGCGCGCGCTGGCGCTGGCTGACAACCGCACCGGCGAGCTGTCGGAATGGGACCAGCTGGGACTGGCGCAGGACGTGGCCGCCGGCGTGGACCTGTTGCCGTTCTTCACCGACGACGAACTGCGCAAGCTGCTGCCCGACGCAGCCACGGAGCACGATGTCAATTTCAAAGCAGTCGATGAAACCGTTGCGACCGAGCACACCTGCCCGAAGTGCGGCTATGAATGGAGCGGCAAAGGCTGACGTGCTGCCGCGGCTCGAGTGGTGCAAGACGTGCGGCAGTTGTGGACTGCCCATCGCCTGTCGTCGCAAAGCGTGCCCGTATCGCTTGCCGACCCATGCCAGCCGTCGCCGCTAAGCCGCCGTTCCAGCCGCTCACGATGGCCGCGCTCGAGCGCGTGCCCCTGTCGAAGCTGACGCACGTTTCCACGTTCAGCGGCGCCGGCGGAACGTGTCTCGGGTTCCGGCTCGCCGGCTTCCGCACGCTCTGGGCCAACGACATCGACGCGCACGCGCGCGCGTGCTACCGCAAAAACCTCACGGCGCCGATCAACGGGCGGGACCTGCGCTTCGTCCAGGCGGTGGACATCCTGAAAGAAACGAAGCTGCTGAAGGCCGGCGAGCTGGACGTGTTCGAGGGCTCGCCGCCCTGCACCAACTTTTCAACCGTGGGCAAGCGCGCGAAGGGCTGGGGCCAGCGCGCGGAGCACGCCGGGTACGTGCAGACCAACATCGAGGACCTGTTTTTCGAGTGGCTGCGACTGCTCGACGGACTGCGGCCGCGCGCGTTTGTCGCGGAGAACGTCGCCGGGATGGTCAAGGGCGTGGCCAAAGGTTATTTCAAAGCGATCCTGCGCCAGATGAAGGTGCTCGGCTACCGGACGGAAGCGCGCCTGGTGGACGCGCAATGGCTGGGCGTGCCGCAGCGCCGGCTGCGTCTCATCTTTCTTGGCATCCGGGACGACCTCGAGGTGGCGCCCGTGTTTCCGCAGCCGCTGCCGTATCGCTATTCGGTGCGCGACGCGCTGCCGTGGATTCAGCGGATGGGCACGTCCATCCCGTACAAGAACTTCCGGGCCGTGGACCGCGACCCGGCGCGCACGATGGTGGACGCCAGCACGCAGCCGTCGGCCACGATCATGGCCGCGGGGTTGAACTTGGGCGGCGGCGTGGTGCAGGTGCAGGCGCGCACGTTCGGCGACCGCAGCGGCTGGGGCGACATCGTCGAGACGACCAACGACCCCAGCACGATGGTGCTCGCCAGCGCGCAGAACCTGATTGTAAAAACCGGGACCGAGCAGCGCGTCTTTACGATTGCCGAACTGAAACGGATCTGCTCGTTCCCGGACGACTACGTGCTGCCGGGTTCGTTTGCGGACCAGTGGCGCCGGCTGGGCAACTCCGTCCCGCCGCTGATGGCCGCGGCGCTGGCGCGCGAGCTGCGCACGGTCCTCGAGGGCGTCGATCGACAGCAGCGCCGGCGGCGGAAGTAGGACCTATAAGGAGTCCTATTTCAGGTTCAACTTGTCCTATTTGAGCGTGCATGGCAGCGGAGTCCGCGGCGTCGCGCAAGGTGCGGCTCATCAACATGCTGTCGCACACCAAGGGCCCATTTGCCGGGCAGCCGTTCCACCTGCGCCCGTGGCAGGAGCACAAGATCATCCGGCCGCTGTTTCGAACGACGCGCGCCGGGCGCCGGCGCTATCGAACGTGCCTGCTGATGATGCCGCGCAAGAACGGCAAGACGGAGCTGGCTGCGGCGCTGGCCGTCGATGGACTGCTCTTCGACGGCGAGCTGGGCGGCGAGATCTACAGCGCTGCCGCGGACAAGGACCAGGCCGCGCTGGTTTTCAACGTCGCGGCCCAGATGATCCGCAATGAACCGGAGCTGTATGCGCAGTGCGAAATCCTCGACAGCCAGAAGCGGATCGTGCATCGCAAAAGCGGCAGCTTCTACCGGGCGATCTCCGCGGAGGCCTATAGCAAGCACGGGTTCAATGCGTCGCGCGTGATTTACGACGAGCTGCACGCAGCGCCCTCGAGGGAACTGTGGGACGTGCTGACCTCCTCGACCGGCGCGCGCGCGCAGCCGCTTGTGCTGGCAATTTCCACGGCCGGCTACGACCGGCACTCCATCCTTTGGGAGCTGTATGCCCACGCGAAAAAGGTCCGCGAAAACCCGGCGCTCGATCCGACGTTTCTGCCGATACTCTTCGAGGCCCCGGCCGGTGCGGACTGGCGGGACGAGCGCGTCTGGTTTCGCGCGAATCCGGCGCTGGGCGACTTTCGCAGCCTGGAAGAGATGCGGGTGGCCGCAGCACGCGCGAAGGAAATCCCGGCGCAGGAGAATACCTTCCGCCGGCTCTATCTCAACCAGTGGACCGAGCAGGCCGAGCGCTGGCTGGCCATGCGCGCGTGGGATGCCTGCCGCGCGCCGATCGACCGGGCGTCGCTGCGTCGCCGCCCCTGCTACGTCGGGCTGGACCTGAGTTCCACCAAGGACCTGACGGCGCTGGTAGCCGTGTTCCCGGACGACGACGGGTTCGACGTGCTGCCGCAGTTCTTCGTCCCGGCTGACAGCGTGCAGGACCGCGTACGGCGCGACCGGGTGCCCTACGATGAATGGGCGCGGCTGGGGCTGCTGAACCTCACCACGGGCCCTGTGGTGGACTACGAGGCCGTTCGGCGCAAGCTGCTCGAGTGGACCGCGGAGTTCGACGTCCGGGTGGTGGGCTACGACCCGTGGAACGCCACGGATCTGGTGACCCGGCTCGAGCAGCAGGACGGGCTGAAATGCGTAGCCGTGCGGCAGGGCTGGGCGTCCATGTCACCGCCCAGCAAGGCCTTTGAGCAGGCCATACTGGCGCGTACACTGCGGCACGACGGGCATCCGGTGCTGCGGTGGAACGTCAGCAACGCGGCGGCAGAAGTAGACGCTGCCGGCAACGTCAAACCGTCAAAGGTCCTGTCCACGGAACGTATCGACGGCGTGGTCGCGCTCGTCCTGGCGATCGACAGCATGAACCGGCACGGCCATCGCCCCGTGCCCAGACACCGGATGTTCCTTCTTGACGGGGAGTCGCCATGACACGTCCACGCGGCCGGCCGTCGCTCGAACCGCAAACGCCCTCGGTCAAAGTCACCGTGCAACTCTCGACCACGCAATACGATACGACCTACCGACGCGCGCAGGCCGCGCGCGTCACGCTCCCGGAATGGATTCGCCGGGCGCTGCGCGCTGCGAACACGGAGCCGACCCGGTCGAGCTGAAATGCGCGCGCTGCTGCTGGTCGCACTGGTCGCACTGGTCGCACTTACTTACAGAAAGTTCCGCGCACGCCAGGCGCAGCCGCGCGTCACGTTCTATCCGGGCGGGTTGACCGGGCTCGAGGTCCTGCGCCGCAGCCTTTCTCCCAGCAAGAAATTGACGCAGACGAGCCGCCTGCTGCGTACTGACGGCCTTCCATGTCAGCCGCTCAGTACGAATTCGCGGAAGTCGGGCCCTTCATCATCAAGGCCGTCGATCTCGAGCGGCGCATCTTCTCAGGAATAGCGACCACCCCGGACGTCGATCGACAAGGCCAGCGCATCGACCCGCTAGGCGCGACGTTCGCCAACCCGCTGCCGCTGCTCCTGCAGCACAAGCAGGAATATCCCATCGGCTCCGTGACGCTGTTTCCCGCGACCGCCGAGGGCATCGCCTTCGAGGCGTCCATCCCAGTCCTGACGACGCCGGGGCCGCTCAAGGATCGCGTGGATGAAGCGTGGCACGCCATCAAGGCCAAGCTGCTCAACAGCGTGTCGATCGGCCTGCGCGTGATGAAGATGGTGGAGCACGCGAAGGACGGCGTGCTGGACATCCTGCGCAGCGAAATCCTCGAGCTGAGCGTGGTGACGATTCCCAGCAACCGCCGCGCGTCGATCCTCCTCGTCAAATCCTTGGCCGCGCTTGGCCCTGATCTGTCCGGCGTTTCGGACACGCTCCCAGTTGTCCGCGCGACAAAGGCCGCGCCCGCCATGACTATCCGCGAACAGATCACTGCGTTTGAAAACACGCGCGCCGCCAAAGTGGCTGAAATGGCCACGATGATGAAGGCTGCAGCTGACAAGAGCGAAACCTTTACCGCGGACGACGCGGACCGATACGACGGGCTCGAGCTGGAAGTGAAGAGCATTGACAGCCACCTGCGCCGGCAGCACGCGCAGGAATCACTGGAGCTGGCCGCGGCCACGCGCATCGAGACCAAGACAGCGCAGCCCACGGCGACTCCATCCGGCGTGCCCGTGATCACGGTCAAGGCCAACGTGCCGCCGGGCACGGCGTTCATCCGCTACTGCCAGGCGAAGGCCTTCGGCCACGGCGACACGATGGCGTCGCTGCAGTTCGCGGAGCAGTGGAAGGACACTACGCCGGAAGTCGCGATGGTGCTCAAGGCCGCAGTCGCACCGGGCACGACCACCGACGCGACATGGGCCGGGCCGCTGGTGCAGCTCAAGCCGCTGGCCGACGAGTTCATCGGCCTGTTGAGGCCGGCGACCGTCATCGGCAACATTCCGAACCTGCACAAAGTCCCGTTCAACGTCAGCGTGCCCTCGCAGACGGGCGGCGGCACGTATCAGTGGGTGGGACAGGGCGCGCCGAAGCCGGTTGGAAAACTCCAGTTCGGCACGCTGACGCTGGGCGTAACGAAGTGCGCCGGCATCATCGCCATCACCGAGGAGCTCGCGCGCCTGTCGTCGCCCTCGGCGGAAGATGCGATCCGGGCCGACATGATCGCGGGCATCGCGCATTTCCTCGACATCGAGTTCACGGACCCCGCCAAGGCGCCCGTGGCCAACGTGTCGCCGGGCTCCATCACCAACGGCGTGACGCCGATCACGTCCGCGGGCAGCACGCCCGCCAATGCGCGCGCGGACATTCAGGCGCTGCTCGCCGCCATCACCGCCGCGGGGCTGAGTGCCAAGGGCGCCGCGCTGCTGATGTCGGAAAGCAACGCGCTGGCGCTCGGCTCCTCGCTCAACCCGCTGGGGCAGCCGCTCTTCCCGTCGCTGGGCGCCAACGGCGGCTCGGCCAACGGCATCACCGTGGTGACCAGTCAGGTGCTGGGCAGCAACGTGATCGCGCTGTCACCGCCGGCCGTGTTCGTCGCGGACGACGGCGGCGTCAACATCGACGTGAGCCGTGAGGCCTCCGTGCAGATGGACTCCGCGCCCATGAATCCCGCGGACGCGACCACGGTCTACACCAGCTTCTGGCAGAACAACCTGGTGGGCCTGCGAGCCGAGCGGTTCATCAACTGGAAGAAGGCGCGCGCCGGGGCCGTGCAGTACACGGTCGCGACGTACATCGCCGCGTAGCACGCGCATGGACAAACCCACGCTTGTGACCGTGGAAGTGCTGCGCGGTCACACGTTCGACGGCGAGCCGCGCAGCGAGGGCAGCACGTACGAGATCGACCCCGCGCGCGGTGAAAGCGGCTATCCGTTTCTCGATACGCTCGAAGCCGGCGGGCTGGTGCGCCGGGTCGAGAAGCCCAAGCCCAAGCAGCGCGCGAAGTGAATGGAGATCCTCGGCCTCTCCATCACGCGCAGCCGCGGCGTTCTCAGTGAAGCGCTGGCCCCGGTCCGGTCCGGGGCTGGCCTTCGCGGCATCTGGTCCCGCCTGATTTCCGAACCAAGCACGGGCGCCTGGCAGCGCAACGAATCGCTCGAGACGCCCACCGTGCTGGGCAATCCCACTGTGTTTGCCTGCGTGGACCTGATCGCGCGGGACATTGCCAAGCTGCTGCTGCGCCTGGTGGAGCAGGACAAAAACGGCATCTGGACGCCGGTGGAGTCCTCCGCGTTCTCGCCCGTGCTGCGCAAGCCGAACCGCTATCAGACGCGCATTCAGTTCATCGAGCAGTGGCTGTCCTCGAAGCTGACCTTTGGGAATACCTACGTGCTCAAGCAGCGCGACGACCGGAACGTCGTCAATGGCATGTACGTGCTCGACCCGTCGCGCGTCACGCCGATGGTGTCCACGAGCGGTGACGTGTATTACGAGCTGCGGCGCGACGACCTGTCGGAGCTCCGCACGGATTCGGTCATCGTCCCGGCCAGCGAGATCATGCACGACCGGATGGTCACGCTCTTCCATCCGCTCGTGGGCGTGACCCCGATTTTTGCGTGCGGCCTCGCTGCGATGCAGGGCCTGAAGATTCAGGACAACTCGAACAACTTCTTCGCAAACGCAGCGCGGCCCAGCGGCATCCTGGTGGCCAAGGGCGACATGTCGGATGAAGATGCCGCCAACCTCAAGGCCTACTATCAGGCGAACTTCACGGGGCCGAAAGTCGGCAGCCTGCTGCTGCTCACCAACGGCATGGAATACAAGCCGGTCACTGTCAACCCGGTGGACGCGCAGCTGATCGAGCAGCTCCAGTGGAGTGCGGAAACGATCTGCTCCTGTTTCCACGTTCCGCCGTACAAGGTCGTCGGCGGCCAGCAGCCCACCTATAACAACGTCGAAGCGCTCAACCAGCAGTACTACAGCCAGTGCCTGCAGTCGCTGATCGAGTCGCTCGAGCTGGTGCTGGACGAAGGGCTGGAACTGCCGCGCCCCTACGGCACGGAGTTCGACCTGGACGACCTGCTGCGCATGGACACGGAAAGCAAGAGTAAGGCCGCGGCCGAGGGCATCGGCGCCGGCGCGATGGCGCCCAACGAAGCGCGCAAGCGCTTCTTCGGTCTCGGCCCGGTCGAGGGCGGCGAGACGCCGTACCTGCAGCAGCAGAACTACTCGCTGGCGGCGCTGGCCGCGCGCGATGCGTCCGGGGAGTCCATCACGCGCACGCCGGCGCCGCCGGCCGTAGTGGAGCCGCCGCCCGTCGTCATGAATGCCCTCGAGCCGGCTGCGCTCCTGTGGGCCATCGAACAGAAAGCGCAGGAGGTCCGACTGTATGGCTGACGTGCAGGCCGTGGCCGACGTAGTCGTTACCACCATCACGCGCGCGCTGGCGCCGCTGCAGGCGCGGCTGACGCAGATCGACGCGCAGCTGAGCGCGCACCTGGCGGCTGTCTCCTCGGAAGTCACGCTGGCCGTGACGCGCGAGCTGGCGCCCGTGCGCGAACGGCTGGCCGTGCTCGAAACGCGCGCGCCCGTGCCCGGCCCGCCGGGCAGGGACGGCAAGGACGGCGCTGACGGGTTCTCGCTCGAGGACTTCGCCGTGGATTTCGACGGCGACCGCACCATCACGCTGGCCTTCGCGCGTCCGGGGCGCGAGGCGCAGCGCTTCCCGCTGACGCTGCCCTTCCAGAAGTATCAGGGCAGCTATCAGGCGGGCCGCACCTACGTGACGGGCGACACGGTCAGCCTGCGGGGCTGTGAGTGGCACTGCCAGGCGCCCACGACGACGGGGCGGCCCGGCGACAGCAGCGACTGGGTACTTGCCGTGAAGTGCGGCCGCGACGGAAAGGATCTGCGCGAGCCGGCAGGGGCGAGTCGATGACGGACTTCGTTCCCGTGCCGCCGCTGACCGTCCCGGATGTCTCGTGGGTGACGCTGGACGAGCTGAAGGCCCAACTCTACATCACGCATACGTGGGACGACGTGGCGCTCACGGCGCTGGCGACGCAGGCGAGCACGGCGATCCTTGGATACCTCAAGCACGCCGGCGATCCGGCGTGGACGCCCGCCACGGTTCCGGCGGATGTGAAGCGCAGCGTGCTGCTGCTGGCCACGCACTACTGGAGCCCGACCGGCCGCGGCGACGTGCTCCAGACCAAGGACGACAGTGTCTGGGTCACCATCGAACTTCTACTTGCGCGCCGGCGTGCGCCGGCTATTGCATGACGACCATCGGCCAGCTGACGGAGCGCTTCACCATCCTGCAGCCGACCTCGATCGAGAACCCGGACACCGGCGGCCGGGTGCCCGGCCCGCCCGTGGTCGTCGCCGACGTGCGTGGCGCGCTCGAGCCGATGACCGCGACGGAGGCGCTGTCCACGCTGGGCCGCCTGACGCAGCAGGACTTGGGCATCGTAAACACGGCGACGCACGTCCTCACGACGTGGTTCCGGCCGGATGTGACGGTGGGGCAGTTCGTCGAGTATCAGGACGCGAAGCGGCAGCAGGTGCGCCACTTCGAAATCACGCAGGTGAGCAGCCCGGAGGAGCGCGGCGTCTTTCTGGTGCTGGGCTGTATTGAGCGCGTGCAGTGATGGCCACGCCCGCCCCGTTCGCCATTCCGCGCGTGCTCAAGGCGCTGCGCCAGGTGCTGCTGGGCGACGCGCGCCTGCGCAACGGCGTGCGCGTGTATTCGGAAGCGACCGTGCCGGCCAGTGCGCCGACCAGCGGCGAGTACCTGACGCTGGGCCCGTTTACGGAAGTGCCCCGGAACACGATGGGCAGCGGCGCCAAGTGGGGCCGCGAGCTGACCGCGGCCGTCAAGGTGGTGAGCTACAGCACGGACGAGGCGCCGGCGTTTGCGCTGATGGAGCAGATCATCGCGCTGCTGGACGCGCAGGAGCTCCCGGTCGAGGGCTTCCGCACGGCATGGGCGCAGTTCGAGATCATCCAGGACGCCTACACCGAAATGGTGGCGGGCGTCGAAGTGCGGCACTTTCCAATGCTGTTTCGGATTCACGTCCATGAGAGCTGACCGCGTACTGGACCAGCTGATCGCGCTGCGCCTGGTGCTCGACGGGCTCATTGGAACCGTGGAAGAAGCGCGGGTCGAGGAGCAGCGCGACGAGCTGCTGCTTCCGCTTCCGCGGCGCGCCCCAGCTGACCCCGCACTCGAGGAAGGCGAGCTGCCGACGGCGACGTGCCCGCATCCGGCAGAACGCCAGATCGACGCCAGCACGCTGGGCGGGCCGTCGATGGTGCTCTGCCTGGTCTGCGGCGAGCAGCGGCCGGGCGTGGTGCCCCAGTAATGCGCCCGGCCACCGTGCATCTGCTGGCGCAGGGCCTCCGGTTTGCGCGCGGGAGTCTGACCGAAGTGGAGAAGTGGATCGCGCAGACGCCACCGGAGCGCATTGCCGCGGAAGCTGCGGAAGTGCTGCGCCTGGCGCGACACCACCTGACGAAGTTCGAAGCTGTCCTGAGCGCTGCTCCGATGACTCGCACCAGCGCTGAGACACCGACCACCGATCGGCCCGCCCTGACGGCCATCCGATCTCGCACGGAGTAGGAGCACGGTCATGGCCATTGCAGGGATTCGCGCGTTTCTCTCACTCGACAACGGCAGCGGCGTCAAGACGGACGTCAGCCACTTTCTGGACGGCATCACGCCCTCGAGCGACACTGACGAACTGGACGGCACGACGTTCCAGCCCGGCGTCGCCACGCCCACCAAGGAGATCGTGGCGGGCTTCCGCACGCGCGCGCTCTCGCTCTCCTCGAAGTGGACCCCGGAAGCCGAAGTCTTTTTCAGCGGTATCGAGGGCAAGAGCGGGCTGGCGTACGCCTACGGACCGCTGGGCAAGGACGCTGGCATGACCGGGATTTCGGGCGTCTGCAATTGCCTCAGCTGGACGGGGCCCGTGTCCACGGTGGACGGCATCACGACCGCGACCGCGGAGCTGCGCTGCAGCACGCGCGTGCTGGGCGTGTTCGACGCCAGCGGTGGAGTCATCCCGGCCGTCAGCGCGACGGGCGCCACAGCGGGCGTGCCCGGTTCTTTTACGCCGGCCGGCGCGCAGACGCCGTCGAATCTGGCCTCCATGTCCGCAGTAACCGCCAGCCCGACGAGCGCGTGGACGACCGGCCAGTACGTCGCCACCGGTGACGGCATTCACTGCAACTGGAACGGCACAGCGTGGATCACCGGCAACGCGCCATAAGACAGCGTGACGCCAACTCCGACCCGGTCTGACGCCGGGCCGCACTTGGGGAGGATTTGAAATGGTAACAGTCGAGTTCGACAAACCGCGCCAGCTGCACTACGACCTGGCGGCGATCCGCGACCTCGAGGCGCAGATGGACGGCGAGCCGCTCGGCGTGATTGTCAACCGGC